CCAGGTCTGTTCCTGAAGGTTTAAGGAAATTTTAACGCCGTCAAATTCGTTTAAATTAGCGCCTATTCCTGTAGCGGTTGCCATAACATACGCCGTTGTTATCGTTACCCATGTATTACTTGAAATTGAATACTGCTGCAATACACTTTTGCCGTCGATCTCTGTTAACAGGTAGTCGCCGTCCTGCGGGTCGTGTTCCTCGTAATAAGCTGCGTTATGATATGTTATCGCCTCGCCCTTTGCGTTAGTTAGTGAAAAGGTTACACTGGTTGACTGGAAAGACGTTGCCATGCTTTTAACGGTGCTTCCATCGTACACTTTTTTGTCAGGAAATATGCACAGATAGTTCCCCATTTTGACAAGTGTTTTCTCGTCATTGGTAAACGATGCCGCTATCTGCGGCGCCGTTCCATCCGGCTTTAAAGTCGTAATTTTATCGGTTGATACAATATACAGATTTTCCCCGCCTAAAATACCTTTTATGTTAGTCAATTTAAGGTCTGCAATTAACCTTTTTTGCCTGGTAGTCAGGTGCGGAAAATCATTTAATGACAAATTGTGCATACTGTAAAATTCACTTTCGGTGCACTCATTTGTCACGTTTAAGCCCATAAACTGGGCAATGCTGTTTGTTTTTAATTGTCTATCCTTCTTTGATCTTGGATCGGTGAGTTTTGGGAGTAACATTCTTTTCTCCTTAATACTGTCTGTATAGGCATATGTGATCTGTTATACCATCTTGCATAATCCTGGTATTGTGAATTGTACATTGCAGATGAATTTTGATACCGTGTCATTTCCTCGTTTGCCTCGTCAATTTTGGCTTTGAGGTAAGAAGGATATAAAATATCGTAAGGCGGCTCGGCAAGCAATGTCTTACTATCATCCGTGTAAGGGAAAATCAATCTTTGATCTTCCTCGCCTTCTTCCGGCGGTTCAATGTCCAAATACGGGTTGTCCTCATGAGTCATGAACAGGTCATTATATATTCTGTTATCAACCTCGGACAACCATTGCATTTTAATATCATCGGAATATTGATTAGGCTTTATCGTGTCCGCACGGTCAATTGCTTCTCGAATCGTCATTGTGTTCTCCTTTAAAGAAAAAGAAAGGCTTTGCAGCCTTTCAATTTTAATGTATTGCTATCGGGTTAGCTGCCTTTTCAAAGTAAGCTTTTTCCTTAGATATTGCAAAAGCGGTCGCTCTTTCTTCTGCCTTTTCCGCATTTCTTATAACCTCGGCAACTTCTTCGGGCACTCTTACAAACTCGCCCCGCTTAAGGATGTAATTTTTAAAATTAACACCCACAAACATTGTGTCCTCTTTGCCCTTCATAGGCACCCTAAGTTCCACATATTTCTTTGTGGGTTTGGGTTCTTCCTTCTTGGGTTTCTTTGCGGCCACTGTATTAACAGCGGTTTCCTCAGTGACTTCTGTGGTCACAACATCATCGGTTACAGCTTTTTTAGTTTTGTCTGCCATAATTTTCTCCTTAATTGCCGGGGCTGGCGAAGCCCCGGCATAAAATCATTCTTAGTTTTCTTCGTCGTCGTCGTTCATGGATGAACCGGTTTCAACACGAATAAGTCTCTCCTGATAAAGGATGCCTGCGCCGTGGTTGAACTTATAACCAACGGTTGAGAACTGGTCAAGAGGTCCGCCGATCTGTGAACGGTCCTTAATAATCATTTCCATGCCCTCGCCTTCGGGATCCAGTACGCCAAATGCGTCTTTACCAAGTGCCATTGAAGCATATACTGCTGCGCCCTGTGCGCCGCCTTCGCCGGGATATACTACGGTATCATCATCACATGCTGCAAGCGTTGTGGAAGCGAATGAAATTGTTGTTGCTGTGTTTCCGGTAACAGTTACCTTGTTTGTACCAAAAACAATTTCTCTGCCCTTCAAAGAGTCGTTTGTGATGGTTCCGCCGTCAACGGTGATAGAAGTTGCAGCGCCGGCAGTAACCGCACCATTAAGTGCAAGTGTTCTGGAGTCGGATGCAAGGTCGGCACCCTTGAAAACCTTAACATTGGTGTCCTCGATAAAGCGGAATCCGTGAAGTGTTCCGATCTCACCGTTGAAAATAGGTGCTACATCGTCATACTTGTGGAACTCTTTCCACTCGCTGGACTCTCTGAGGTCATAGGACTGTGAAGGATGGATTACCCATACCCAATAGCCGTCAAACTTGGGCACATGGTTTTTCTTCATCCATGTTGCAACCTTGTTAATAAGGCTGGGTGTGATCTTATGGTTGGGGGTGATAGCGCCTCTTGAAGTAGCGGGTGTGCCGCTGTACTCTGCGTAAACAACGTTTGTTCCTGCAAGGATCTTGTTTCTTGTAAGAATGTCGTATGTTTCGCCTTCGGTTGCGCCCATTTCCTCGGTTGCGCCGTAGATCACATCATCAAAGGATTCAAGCTCCAGGCGGTCGGAAATAGCAACATAGTCGCCGTGCTGGTTGGTTTCGATCTCAAGGCTTGTCATACCGAAATTCTGTCCGGTAGGAATTACACCTTCTGTAAGGGGTACTAATGCCTTAGGGAAAGTATTGAACTTTCTGAACTCGATCTTATTGCCCTTCATGGGTACATGCTTTCCAAGAGGGGTGAAAACTGTTGCCGCACGTGCGTTTTCCAGAAGCGTTCTTTCATAGAACGTTTTCATGGTGGGCGCCATGGACTGGGGTGAGGTCTGTGTTGATACGTTGATGGGGTTAACGTCGGTGGAAAATCTTAAAAGATTAAGCTTATAAAATGTCATAATTGCCTCCTTTAACTTTTTAAGGTTAGCGGTCGTATCTGTTTACGGTCGGTTAGAACATTATCGCTTTTTGCGCTGGCTTTCCGCCCATGCTGCAAGCTGTTCTTTGTTCATGTTGTTAAAGTTAGGAAACACACTGACTTGTGCGGCAGCGGTTGAACCGGTCATGCCGTTTTCTTGGGGTCTTTGGGAACCTGAAGCAATTGTGTTTGCAGTCGCAATTTGCGCTTGCTTTGCGGCGTTTAATGCTGCGCTCTGTATAACCTCGTTGTGGTGGGTTGCAATATATGCCGCTGTGGTATCACCGTTTGTCGCTCTGAGGATGTTTACAAAAGCGGGATTGCCTAACTCGCTTGCAAGATCGAAATTTGGGTATTTCTGCTGCGTTATCGCTGCGTTACGTCTTATAACCTCAAACTGTGCTCGCTGCTGTTCTTCCTCATAAACTCTTTGCTTTTCGGTTTCAGCCTCTTTCACTCGTCGTTCAAGTGTTACTAACTTTCGTGCTTCCGTCGGTGTCATATCGTGTTCTTCCGCATACTTCTCGTAATAGGAATCATCGTCTGCCACGGCGGCGGATAGCTTTGTCATGTAGTCTTTGTCCTCAGAATCCAGCCCGTATTTTGTACCAATGGTATTTAATAATGCCATAGCCTCTTTAAGACTCTTTTCCTGTCCTTTATATCTTTTGAGGCGGTCGTTTATGGCTTTTTCCATGTACTCACGATGGGCTTCTTTGTAGTCGTCGGACTTAATGATCTCGTCATATGTCAGCTTGGAAGGCTTGGCTTCTTCTTTTGCTGGTTCCTCTTTCACTTCCGGCTCTTTCTTGGCTGCGCTTTGCCCTTTCATTACCTCAGCAAAGAGTTTTCTTCCTCTTTCGGGGATAGAGGATGGAATATCAATACTTTCTCCCGAATTTTCTCCTGATGCAGCGCCTTCGCCGGTTGCGCTTCCGGCACCGTCGCCGCCCTCACCAAAGCGGAGAAGCTTAAGCTTGAAAAACTTCATATTAGTCCTTTCTGCCGTTTAGGTCGGCGAATCCATCTATTGAGAGAATATCACAAACACATTTGCGATTTCTAACCCATTCAAGAAAAAAGTTTTATTTTTTAATCAAAACATTTATGTCGTTTGGGAACTGTTTCCCCATCTGCTTGAAACATTCCACAACACCGTTGAAAATCGGCGCTGTTTTTTCCGTGGGCGTGTATGTTATATGCTGGTAGCCGTCGTCCTCCTCCTCGTATAAGTCAAAGGCTTGTGCCTTTTGCAGGCTTATAGCAAGTGCCCACAAAAGGACCGAAACCGAATTACATATCAAGGCGTTACCCTCGGAAGCATGCCCGTTTGCCGTTATGCTGTTTTTGGTAATTTCAACAGTTATCATATTTTGGTATTGTTTATCGCCTGTTCTTTGGCGTTCTCAACTATTGTACTTTGTGCGGGATCCGTGGTTGTCAAATCAACAGGTCCGCCACTCGGCATCGGCTGTCCGCCTTCTGCAAGTATCATCTGCCCGATTCTTTCAGCCAGTGCGGGGTTTACCTGTGTTGCAAGCTGCAAGCTCAACTGCTCAAACTGTAACAACCTCATTTGCAGTGTTTGATTCTGCTGTATCTTGCTTATTACAAGGTCCTTGTGGTCAAAGTCCATGATCTCTAAACATGCAAGCGCCTGGTCTGCCATATCGGGTCGGAAAAACCCTATCTGGTAAAAGTTTAACGCAAGTTCGTTCATTTCCATTTTCTTGTATGGTGATGCCTTTTCCGCTGTCACATCAACGTCAAATTCAGGCAGCCTAAGCCCCATGTTTACACCGTTGATAATTTGAGGCTGTGCCACTAAGCCGGAATTATCGAAATTAACAAACTGCTCCTCCCCGCTTGCGTCCGGTGCAATTCTAAACACCCTCGGAGAGTCGTAAAACTGTCTTATAAGCTCGATTACCTGATAAACAACCTCTTTGTATGCCCGGTAAAATTCACGGTTCGAGCTTCTTGCATTTTTACCCGCTGCCTCCTGCAATGCAGCTATGGCAGATGCAGCCGTTACACCGGATGAAGTTGATCCGTTGTGAACATCCTGATTACTCGTGGCGGTTTTCAATTCGTCCGTTTTAATATTCAGGAAATTAACATAGATGGAATCCAGCGGCTTTGTATCAATCGGGCGCATGTTCATTTCATCCAAACTGCCGGCAACATGTACAATTTTCTTTGATCTGTCCAAATACTCGGTTTCGTTCACCGCAGAATTTTCACGGGCAAAATATCTCGGCGTGGTTCCATCTTCGGCATTTTCAACCATGGCATTGTTTAAAATGTCTATGTCTGTTTGCGTTCCTCTGCCTATGTCCGTTAAACCATAGCCGATAATAGATCCCTCTATCGGGTAAAGGTTCATTACAACAAACGGGTATTTCCCGTGGTCATAATAGCCACGTTCCGCCAGGCTTTCGCCTGTTTCAACCATTGTGCCCGTTACGGGGTCAATCGTTGTCGGTCTTTCGGTTTCGTTCTCGGATGCGTACAACACAACGTCATTTACATATTTGCAATATTGCAGCACCTTCTTTCCGCCGTACTCGGTGTGATAGTACCAGTCAATAACAACTGATTTATCCGCTGTGTCAACGTTATCATCATAAATGTACTTTGCAACGGTAACACTTGTTTCACCTGTATGACCTTTTGTTTCGGGGTATCTCTGCTCTAATATGTCATTGTCTACAAGCTCAATTGTGAAAAAGTTCTTGCTTTGCTGTATATCGGTGATTCCCGGCTGCCAAAAGGCGTTCAAAATATCAATTTTCTTAACGGTTATATCCCCTAAGCCGTTATGCTTTGAGGCGTCCCAGAAAATGCCCTGGATGCTTCCGCCCTGTTTCAACGTATACCAAGCAATATCGGAGTATGTTTCCTCATACTTGTTTTGTTCAAGCACAACGGGAACGATGGACGATAACATTTTTGCTTGTGCCTTGTCGTCACTTTGGCGGGGCTTTATATTGCAGGTGGGAAAACTGTCCATTGCATCGGAGTATCTACCCTGAATACAGGACCACAACCAAGTTGTTGACTTCATAAAGTGTGTTTGATTTTCGTTTGAAACGTTCCCCCACTGGCGAAGCTTCCAAAACTGTTCATTATCTGTGATTTTCTGTTCAAGGCGCTGTTTTCCATCCTTGTATTTTCTCAACGTCTCTGTGGCTTTTGCGATCTGGTCTTTGCCGATTTTCTTTACTGCCACTTCCGCAGGTTCAACGGCGGGTGCTGTCTCGTTTAATGCTGCTTGTGCTAATGGGCGTGACGCTTCCCTTATCATCCCCGGTCTTACTATACCTTGTGCCATGCTTTCGCTCCTTTGCTTATTATGTGAACATGTTTAACGGGTCGTAACGTGGCGTTGCCTTTGTTACTATATCCCGTGGTGTTATCGGTCGTGACATTGCGGCGTATCTCAAATCGTCGCAGGCGTGGTCCTCTAAGTCGGTGTCCAAGTCCTCTATGCGGTGTTTATCAAACATCATTAGCGGAATGGTTCTTATTGTGTCTTTGCAGGTGTCGAAAAAATACAACATTGCTTTGCCGTTTTGATCAAACTTTAATCTTTCTCGAATCTGCATCCATCCCGGAACACGATCATTTACACCGGGCGTAAAATAAACGCCGTACTTTTCCGCCGTGTCGGCAGCGGAAACGCCTCTGGAACCATCCCAAATTGACGGATCCGCAACGCCAAATATTTTACGCCCGGCTAACATCGGGTGTTCTGTTTCGATGCGGTGTATCTCTTTGAATTGTTCATCATTGGACCATTTCAAGCCTTCGTTGGGCGTTCCCGTGCAACCGTACAATTGCAAAATCTGATACATGCAGCCGTCAAAATCTATCGCATACCATGAACACGAAAACGGTTTACCGTATCCCCAGTCATAGCTTCTAAACACATTCCAACTGCGGGGAACGTCAAAAGGTTTGATAACATGTGTAAAACGGTGTTCCCGTGCTGCTTCTTCTATGGTCAAATGATGCTCGGCGCACAATTGCGGGTCGGGTGTGATGCGGAACTCCTCAAAATATGCCCCCTCGAACACGTCCCAGCGCCCGTTAAGCCATGCTTCTTTTAATACCCTCGGCAGGCTTTCAAGCATGTGGACATAATCGGGATCCATTTCCATCAAGATTTTATTGTCGGTTATTAGTGACTGGATGAAAATATATTCTTCGGGGCGCTCGTCCTGTTCAAATTTACGATCAATAAAGACCCTTTTTATATATCCGTGTGCAGGTCCGCCCGGATTCGTCGTATAATAGACCCTCTTTGGGTAGCCATTGACGCCACGGCAGGAGCCAGCAATTTGTTTTATCCATGCTTCTTTCAAAAGGGTGGCTTCATCAATGAAAATTACATCGTATTCCAAGCCCCTGTAGTTCATGGCGTCCGAATCGTTGTCACAATATCCGCAGATGATCTGTGATCCGTTTGGAAACATGATGCGATTTTCACTTTTATTGTAACGGCAGAAGCCCACCAGCAAAGCCATTAATGGTTCTATATGGTTTGCAACAACCTCTTTATAAGTGCGGCGAACAATCAAACACTTTATGCCTGGATATTTGCAGCATAATATAATAGCTTTTGCCCTTATAGCCCATGATTTACCACCGCCACGAGCACCACCAAACGCAACGTGTTTTTGTTTGGCTTTCAAAAATAGATCCTGTTTGGCGTTTGGCGTTCCCAGATCAATTACCCTATGCGCCATAATCCCCGCCTCCGTTTATAATTATCTCGGCGTCGTTGTTTTCTGCTGCGTTTATTTCCTGTTTTAGCTTGTCTACCTCTTTTTGCTTCTTAATTTCGTCTGTAGTAATGCCAAATATACCCATTTCACGGGCATCCTTCGTGGCTTTTGTAAGACTGGCAATGGCGGACAGGTGCATTTCATCATCATTCAATAATTTGCGCCATTGTTCCGTTAAGGCGCTGCGGATCGTGTTCTGTAGTTCCAGCCACGCTTCATCTTGGTTCTTTTCTTCTATCAATACACGTTTGTTAATGCGTTTTTGTTTTCTTTTCTTCCGCCGTTCTTCCCATTTTCCCCGGCGGGCGTGATCGTAAAGTGTGCCATAAGGAACGCTGCGAAGTTTGGCAAGTTGTCGAAGTGTCATATCGCTTGCGAGGTATTCCGACTCCAACTTTTCATAATCATAATTCGTGTTTTTGGTTGCCCCTTTTCGCATCCTGCTTGACTCCTTTCTGCGCCCATCATAGCACAGGGACGGCGGCGATTTCTAACCCAAAACCAAAAATACTTTCCAAAAATTCGACTGTCATTTTTGATTTTTGTTTGTTTTTTTGTTTGGGTGTTTGGTTTCCATCCCTGATCTTTACCCGCTCCGCCTGCCCTGCAAAAAAATATTTTGTTTTTCGTAATATTTTGCTTGACATATTATGTTTTTCGTGATATTATGCAATTGCAAGGAACAAAAAAGCCCTTGTAGCATAACAATTAAAAAAGCGGTTAAAGAACCGCACATTAAGAAAGGAGCAACATTATGGAAAACTATTACATTATCAACATGGAAACAAACAAGCTGGAATTGCATTTTGACAAGTCAAGTTATCAGGCATTGACAGAAGCAGAGAAAAGCGAGATCAAATCGAATTTCCTTTTCAGCCGTTACGGATCATGCTGGGTTTCCCGCTGCAAGTTCCCTTCCCTTTATAGGGCTGAGGAAGTAGCAAAGAAGATCGGATTAGAGAACGCCGGAAAGATCGGGCAGCACTCATTTGAGGCAGAAATGGAAGCAAAGCAAGCAAAAGCTGAGGCACGAGCAGAACGTTACGAGACATACGCCGACAACGCCACCGCAAGAGGTAATGCACTACAGGCACCTATTGAAAGTATGCACGGCGATATAGCATTTTTCAATAGGTGCCTGTA